TTGACAACATACCAAGTGAATCTAAACACAACATGATAGGTTTACGATCAGCCTCATTCTTTGCAAGGTATGAATCTAATATTTTAATCGCCTGTGTGCGAAACTCTTGAACTGTAATAACAGGAATGATAACCATTCTTTGTGGATCAATACCACGATCAATTATCATCTGTTTTGTAATTGCACTTTCACTTTCAAAGTATAAAACACCAGCATCTGGATTACCATCTAAAAAGTTCTTCACGATCCCACAGGCGAAGTGCGTTTTCCCTGTCGCACTTTCTCCAGCCAGGCAACTGACTTTTCCTACTGGCAGTCCACCATAGATACTACCACTTAAAAGTGCATTTAGAATATAGCTGCCCGTGTCGATATAGCTGTCAACGTCCGCTGCTTCAACTCCATCTGAAACTAATGATGCATATTCATTACCTGTTGTTTTGATTATGTCTTTAAGAAAATTGTCACTCATATATCACCCTCTTTTCTATTCTCTGAACGAAAAGCATCAAACCCGCCAGGATAGCGAGACTCCAACTTCACCGTATTCATTTCAATTATTTCTTCTATATTTGTATTTAGTGCAAGACAAGCTTGGGCAATGTACCACATCACATCTCCAAGTTCTTTCCGTAGATGAGCAATTCTGTTTTCATCCATCTCTTTCCCTTGAAACAAACATTTTTTAATTATTTCGTTAAACTCACCACATTCCCCAGCCATACCGATACCAGCAGTAAGTAATCTTGCTGGATTGACTCCTTGTTCTTCTAGTATTCCTAAAGCATGTATCATGTCAGGAAAACTCTTTGATGGGTCACTTGTCACTTCATCTACAAAACTTGTGTAGTCTTCTAATAAATTCATTTCATCTCCTATTTAATAGCAATCGCACCAACAAATGCATGATTTCTCCAGAATGGTTGTATGTTAGAAAACCCAGCTTCATATAACATATCTGTAATTTCTTCCCAAGTATTAGGTTTCATCATATTTCGTAATGTTCTTTCTTTATCCATTATATCATCTGTGGTAAAAGCTTTTCGTTTGTAGTCATAGTAATTAAACGTAATCATATCTTGTACAAGTGCATTCTCACATAGAGTTTTCTCAGAGAATATAAAAGCACCACCCTCATGTAGACCATCATAGATATTACGAATAACTTCTTTTCTGTCTTTCTTTGGCATAAATTGTAATGTAAAGATAGATGTAACTAAAGAACAATCACAAAAATTATAATCACGAATATCATCCATAATAAAATCTACTTCGGCAAAACTACCTGAGCTCTTGGTTATTTCTTTTTGTCTTTTTTCTAAGTCATCAATAAAACCATCAGCAATTTCAACACCAATCCAAGTTGCATTAGTGCAATGATCTTGATTATACTCAATCATTGCTTTTGTTAGTTTACCTGTTGAACATCCAATGTCAACTACAGTTGTATCATCTTCAACAAAGTATCGTGAAAGACTAATTACATCGTCTAGTAAATTAGAGTACCCACGAATTGATTGTTCAATATGTTCATCAAAACCTTCTTCTCTATGTGCAAAAGTAAAATCAGCCATTGTTTATCTCCTTATAAGGTTTTAATACATTTTCATATACTGCATCTGCTACAGCTTTCATCATCAGAGGAGGCACCATACGACCCATTCTTTCAGACTTTTGTTCCCATTTACCTGTCAACTTAAAATCATCTGGTAAAGACATTGCACGCCTAGACTCACATAAAGCTAGTTTTCTCATCTCTGTCCAATGGATACAACCACCAGAAGCCGTGATAGTGGAGATGGTTTGTGTCTTGAAATTCTTTTCATATTGAAGTGATGACCTTTAGGATGAAAATCACAACCAGTTAATACTTTCTCTGGATCAAGTGGCATCTTAGATGCTGTTTTAAAATGAGAACCCTTTGCAAACTTTTCAGTCAACATTTTTATTTCTTCTTCATCATATTCTAGGTCACTAAATGCATCACCACAAGTGATGGCCTCTGAAAACTTGTCTGGAAAGATACCCGCAATATTCATAAACGTAAGACCAATAGCTTCAGTTACATCTTCACGAACAGCAATAAAAATAACTCTTTTCCTTGTTTGTGGTACACCATAATGTGATGAGTCCAGAACCATAGAAGATACATCATATCCAATCTCTTCAAATGTATTTGTAATCTTATAGTAGTATTGTTTTGCCTCACCCATCATAAGACCTGCTACGTTTTCTGCAACAATTACTTTAGGTCTAATCTCTTGAGCAACTCTAAGAAACTCAAAGAACAAGTCTTCAATGTTTTCTACTTTCTTACCATCAGAATACTTTTTAGTTTTACCAAAACCTTTTGAATGACCACCACCTTGAACAACAGCACCAGCCATTGAGAACGCAGAACATGGTGGAGAACCGTCTAGAATATCAACTTCACCAACTCCAATGTTAGCAGCTGTAAGTAAATCTTGTCCAGTAAGTTCTTTTATATCATCTGGTAAAATGGGTGTGTTTGGATAGTTTTGAGCATATGTATTTCGTGCTTCTTCTACAAACTCATTGATACAAAGTATCTTACCACCTGCCAAACGATAACCTGTAGAAGAACCGCCACCACCTGCAAAGGTAGATATCACATTAAACTTGTTTTGTGCTTCAGCATCATACACATCTTGTAAATTGTATTTATTATATTTCATACGAAAAACTCCTCTAAAGTATTCGTACTATTTAGCACGTTCCAATCTCTACATATATCCATTATTCTTTTTCTATTCTTAAAATTTACTTGCGGGTCTTCTATCAACGACTCGAATAATTCTATTATACCACAATCTATTTGTAAATTCAAGTGCTTTTTTACATTTCCTATCAATTTAAATTCATCAAATGCATTTCTCACATGATGCTTTTGTGTTGGCTTATTCAGTTCATCCCAACTCTTACTATAGAAAAAGTTCTTGACACTATCGGTTAAGTATGGTGTAATAAATTTTTTGTTATGTATATCTGCTACCTTCTTATGCCAGTTGTAACCAGCACACATATCAGGCCTAAAGTAGTTATCTCTAAACTTATCAAACAATTCTTGTGTATGTTTGAAATGCAACATGGCTTTTTTACTGATACCGTAATACCCATCAGCTGCCCATCCAGATAAAACTTCTGTTTCTTTAATCTCTGGATACACATATAGAAATGGATATACACACTCAAAGTGTGTTTTCTTTCTACAATCTAATTTTACTAGTCTATGGAAATCTTCAACTAGATTATTAGTTGGAACTTTGATACCTGTAAATTCCCACTTACAGATTTCAGCAATCTCTTTAGCCTTCATGTAGTCATATGAATCATGTGTATCTAAACAGAAACTATATGCGTGTATTGTTTTACCAAGTCTTTGTGCAGCAAATGCTACTGAGATGGAGTCTACACCCCCACTCAGTAACACTGCACATTTGTCAGAATCAGATACTTTACTGATTTCATTCTCTAGTAGTTTGTCAATCACGCAGCAATATGTCCTACATAATCATTTAAATTCATAGTGCCCATTTCTGTATTGTAACAGGCACGAACCATTGCAAGGTTACTATATATTGTGCGTCCACCATTTGTGTGGGCAACAATATGTGCAGCGTGAGCATCTTTCCATTTTAATGGTTTTTGATCTATTGCACAGACAAAACTTTGTTCAGCAAGTTTTGCCTCTTTTTCTAGCACAGTGAAAGAACGACTATTATCCTTTACACTAATAACATTTTCAATGTCACCCATCTCACCAACTAAGTATGAAACAGCAGTTGAGATTTTTTTGCCATCCCAAGGTGCAGCAATATACTTTTTGTACATAACTTGCACACTATAACCAGAAGATTCATGAATAGTTTCTGCATAGTCTCCATCCTTGTTCATTAGTGCGGAGTTTGCACGAGCATATTCTTTGAAAAACTCTTCTGCATCTGGAATATCAAATGAACCATATGTGTCTGAAAGATAGAAGTACAAGTATGACATCGCCTTGAAGTCATGCTGAGTAAGTCCTGTCTTAAACTGCTGTTTACGCCACATTGCCATCTTGCGTAAAAATGTCAAGTGTGCCGTTATCTTTACAACAGGAATATCGTCAAACGTCAAATCTGGATTTTCATACATGGCTTCAAGTTCTTTATCAGAAGAGCCACCAAGCAATTGTTTTGGGTATTGAATATAACGATGTACGATACGAGCAAACGCATGATCTTGTTTCAGACGATCATTATCAAATGACAAGTATTTGTAGATTGGTTCACCTTTTGGATTAAAGACAAACTCAAATAAAGTGTTACACTCGTTATCAATCTGTTTGACAATACGAACTGTTTCACGAACAAAGTTTGCAACTGAAATATCTCCATATGAGTTAAGCATTTCAATAAAGTTCACATCAGTTGTTTTGTTTAGTGTACGAAAGATATGTCCTTTTGTAGCAGAATCTAGTGCATTGTAAATAGTGAATGTAAGTTTAGTGTCAAGAAATACATCTTGTTCTTTTTCTGAAAGTTGTGAGAAATACTTCCCACGAACCATAAAACCATCTTGTAGGTATGACCATAAGGAGCGCTTGCGGTGGCCGCCATCAATGCTTTCAAAGTCATACTTTACTTTTTTAGCTGAGCGTTTCTGTTTACGATTCAGTTCCATTACTGTAATCGTTCCAATATCATATCCATCTAAAAGAGTTGTGATAATTCCAATGCCCTTTGCATCGTCCTTTGAGTAAACAGGAAGTCGTTGCCCTACTGGCTGACATTCTGTTTTGTGGTACATTACATCACGAAAATAACGAATGGTTGGTGTCTGTTTAGTATATAACAAATTAATAGGCCTCCTAAGCCGAAATGAACACTGGCATGATTGCTCTCATTCAATTTATATGTACATTATAACATGATTCTTTTACATTGTCAAGGGCTTAATTAAAGAAATCCTCTAATGTTCCCTGTGTTCCATAACTACGATCCACTAACCAATTAATCTTTTGTAGTATAAAATTAAGTGGTTCTACAAACGATTTCTCAAACTGTGTATCTCTATCAACTAGTTTATGAAAGTCAAGTT